ACGATCCAAAACACTTTGTCCCATTATCGCACCGAACTCATCCGGCTTTGAATTAGTTATCAGCACCGTTGAGCGTATGTAATTATAGCGTTGGTTAATGAGGTGGTAGAGGTAGTTAAATTCTGTAGGGGTGCCTTGCGTCTTGTCTATCTCATCAATAACCAAGTAGTCATAAGCAATGAATCTGTTGACAAGCTGCTCTGTAGAGCCATCACCGAATGACTGACGAATCTTGTTGAAGAAGTCGAAAGCAAGAGTATACCCAGCTGTTTTACCTTGTGCTATCTGGTGCTTGCAAGAAGCATAAGCAAGGTGCGTCTTTCCTGTTCCGTTTGAACCGTAGATGATTGCAGATTTCCCAAGCCTTAAGAAGTCTAGAACCTTAAGCTGTTTTTCGGTTTGATACTCGTATGTTTCGAAAGTAGCATCCTTGAACCTGGGCGGAACACTTGCCATAAATTGTGACATATTCATAGACAACCTGCTTTCTCTTGCTTCACGCTCTCTCTTTGCGTCCTCTTCGTCAATGAGCTTGTCACGCTCTTCGTCTGATAGAACCCTGCCGTACTCGTTCAATTCCCTTTGCTCTCTTGCCTTGAGCAACCTTTCTGCCAATGTTTCCATGTTTCCTCCTAGAGTGTTTCGTATCCAGACATGTCTACTGAATAGGCTTCTTTTGAGCCAGCGTGTTTCTTAAAGATTTTATCATCTATCTCATCCTCCCAGCCTTTGGCATTGAGCCAAGTTGCAGGGTAGGGGATGAATTGTCCGCCTTCCTTGAGCCAGTCGGCACTTTGTTTGTGCTTCTCTAGAGAGGCCATGATAGTGTCATGCAATGATGGATTAATCTTAGCCCATGCCTTCTCTGCCGTGCCTTTTGATTTCTTCTTGGGGTAGGATTTCCAGAAAGCTATGAACGCTTGTTCTTGTTCATTGTTATTTGTTCTCTGTTTGTCTTTCTCTTCATCTTTCTCTTTATTGTCGTTACAATTTGTTACATCACCGTTACATTGTAACGCTTTCTTTCTTTCCCTGTATAACCTAACTCTCTCTGCTGACTCACTTTCCTTACCAGTAAGTCTTGGAACGTCTGGAATGAATATTGTTCCATCTGATAGAATATTTATCATCCCAAGCTCTTCGAACAGCTTCATTGCTGACCTAACTGTATCAATATTCGTACCAGTGAGCGAAGCAAGCATCTGTTCATTGTATGGTACAAGCTCAGTGAACCTAAGATGTCCTACCGATTCAACGCTAGCTAACATGAGGGCAATGTAGAACAATATGTAATCATTGCCGTTCTTCATGTCCTTGATAATCTTGATATATTTGCTGTCAAGAAAATCCTTCTCAAGTTTAAGCCAGTACCGTCTTTTTTCCTGTGTCTCTGCCATAATATCCCCTATAACAAAGAAAGCCCTAACAACTTACCCTCACCCTTTCGAGTGTCGCTACAGGATAAGCCGTTAAGGCTGTACATTTGTTATTCGACAAATGGGATAAGTAGCGAGTTTATCTCATCTGTCGAACCTAGAATCAGTATACAGCAAATTAATACATTAATCAACGCCGTATTCCTTAGCTAACCCTTAATAGATTGTTGTCTCTAATATATGCCTTGAATATTTTTATGCCATTGTAGCACGCCTCAAGTCTTTGTGAATCACTGTCAAGGCTTTCTAGGTATTCAATAAGCATCTGGTTGAATGCACTGTCTGCGTTATCACCTGTGAGACGCATCTTCTTGGATATTTCTTTCCGCTTGTCAGTTTGCTCTGTGAACTCAGATAGAAGATGTTCAAACTCTTCTATTGTCTCTTGCGTCTTTGATGTCTTTTGCTCACGTTCTTTTGATTCAAGGCGTATCCGCTCTCTCCACTCCCTGTCTTTTTTCTCTTGTGCAAGTCTTTCTTGGTAGACTTTTTCTGATTCATCATCCCAATCGTTGGGCATTGCATTTGTTCTCAGACGCTCAGCAACCCTATCCTTGATGGCTTGCTCATGCTCCATCTGCTTGCGTCTTTTCTCTTGCTCCTTACTTTGATATTCCTCGTCAGTCAAGAGCCGTTGCTCTGATGGTTCATAATGCTCTAGCCAACGGTGGACTGTAGACTTCGCTAGTCCAACATCTGAAAGATAACCTAACCAAGTGAACCTCGTCCCATTTGGGACAAGGTCAGACCTATAACCGCTATTACTCAACTGTTCCCTAGCTTCGTACAACTCTCTACAAATTTCATCAGTGAGAGTAGACTTCTTGAGCGACACAGTTTTCCATTCCTGCACCTTGTTCGATACTCGCTTGACAGATTCATCATAATTCCATGTTGTTAACATAAGTATTCAACCACCTTTCTCTGGATATATTCCAATCCCTTTCCTGTTACCAGTGTAACATTAAACACCTTCAGTGAAGTTTCTTTCAGTTTAACATAAAAATACCCTTGGTCAATGAATGACCTATATGGTTCGTTCCAATTACTTTCTGAACTGGAAAGGATCCCGATGTCCCTTAGAATCTTGAACAGCTTGTTTCTGCCTATCATCTGCCCTGTTATATCGGTTACACGTTCTGTAAGGATATCAGCAGATTCCTTCATGGTGTAGTACCTATCATCTGCTATAACCTTTTCTCCAAATTCAGCCATAGGTTGTAAATCCCTTATGGTGCACGTAAGTTTCTCAATAATGCTTTGAGATTGCTCTAATAACGATACTAATTCTTTGTCGTCTGCCATTGTAATACTCCTAGAAAAACAAAACCCTCACCCAGCCCACCTCACTATTTCTAGTGTCACTACAGGTAAGCTGAATAAGGGATGTCCTTTCCTTTTCAAGGGATGGTGTAAGTAGTGAAGTTACACAATGCCTTGAACCTAAGAGCATTGTACCCTATCCCCACACCGCTGTCAATCCTCCAACCCCTCGTTGTTCACCTCGCCCTTGTATCCAGGGGAGACAACTTCCATCTTGCCTGTGATGAGGTCGGATATATCAACGATGTAGTTCTGATACTCACGCCTTCCGTCAACGAACCGATAGCCGGAGACTTTCAGCGTTTTCTTCCACGCATCGAACGACCAGCCGTCTATTGGTAGATTATCGGTCTGCTCTGCGACACGCTTCCACACAGCTTCAGCGTCACAGGGAACGAGAATGTCACGCCCCATCCAGTCAAGTAGCTTCATAGAACCTCCTTCTCGCAGTCCTCGAATCCGCAGACGATGGCTTCAGCTTGGAAACCGTTGAACAGGATTGCTTCCTCTTTACTCAGCTCCCAGTCGGTGTATCCGAGATACATCTTGACACCTTGCACGAATCTGTAAATAACGTAGCTCATATTGTCTCCTTGTAAAATAAAACCCACCCATGCCAACGGCTCTGAGTGGGAAAAGGAGGTTAGTCATGAAAACCAAAGAAAGGGAAACAGTATTACCCCAATCACAGGAATTTCAAGCTACCACCAGTATACACCATCCAGACGGCTTGTCAACACTCAACGTCAAACGACCAGCCATCCTTTTCCTCGCCCTCACGAATAAGCTCACGCACCTTGTACGCTTTGATTCCAGTCTCCTGTTCAGCTGCCTTGTAGCCATACACTGTGTTCACCAACCTGCCCTTGTGAAATATCATCACCATCGGCTGGGGCTGAGCCTTCGTGTTTGAAAAAGTCATGTTGTGATAAGCCTCTCCGCTTGCGCAGTAGTCAACCACCGCTGTGAGGGTGATGCCGATATCCTTTGCACACTTTGCAACTGAGGTGTACGTGCCTATCACCTGCCCGAACTTCTTTACCGTTACCATGTCTTACCTCCAAAGTCCAACATTTGATTTTTCGCTGAAGTCTATGCTTATCACCGAATTGACGTGGTTGCCGTTGTGAAAAATCATTATTCTGCTCATCCTACAATCCTAAAAGCAGCTCCGTCACAAGTGAGCCAAACTTTGCGGTTCGACTTCTCAATGACAAGGTCGTCAAGATAGAACATTCCGAATACGGTTTGCTCTCCGTCAAGCTGTGCCGATACAATCACTTCGTATGAGTCGATTGTAATCTTGAGCTTGCCAATCACCGCAACGTCAACGATTGCATACCGCTGACCGTATTCCTCGGTCTGTTGCTCAAACTTCATGAATGGGCTGAGTTTCTCAAGTACACTTTCTCTTGTTTCCATGATTTGCCTCCTATGAAATGCTTATACCTAATACTACTACAATAGTAGAATGTTGTCAACACATATCGCAAAAAAAAAGCAGATATTTCTACCTGCTCTCATATGCCTTGTATTGCTCGAACCAAAGTTCCCAGCGTTGCCCCCAGGTCATGAGCAAATTCATGTTGTGGATTGCTCCCTTCAGAGGGTCGTCCATGAGCTGTTGCAACACAGGTCGGCTGGGTGGCTCGACCAGCTCATAGAACGGTAATCGTTCCGTGTTCGGTACGGTTTTACAGCCTACTAGACTTGTTGAAAGAATCAATAAGAGCGTTGCCCAAAGCTTTAAGTTCTTCCTCATTGTCAGCCTCCTCTATCTTGCCCGCATTGGTGGTTTCCTGTGCCTGTATCGCATCCTCAGCCTTTTTGTGGGTAACTACAACTTTGACCGCCTCGTGTGCCTGTGTGGCTTTTTGTTCGGCTTGCTTGGTTTCCTCTTTAGCTTCCTTCAACTCTTCCTTTTGCTTCACGATTTTCTTGCGTTGAAGTCCCAGGATTGCGAAGAGGAACGCAACGATACCCCCGCCTATTAGCTTAAACAGATTTTTGATCGTCACGGTTTTTCTCCTTCAGCCTATCAGCTATTGCACCAGCACCAACGCTCAAAATCATGCCAATGAAAAATGGCTCAAAAGCCTCAAGGAATTGTTGATACTTGTCCATGTCGAAGAACTTTAGGAAGCACCCGACAAGCCCGACAAGGAAGGCAACCACAAGGATGGCAAGGGTAAGTTTTTTAGCTGGTTGTTTCATAGTGCGCCTCCGATATACTTGAGTGCCTTTTCTCCGAGCACGCTTACCACGAGTATGATGATTATCCAGTCCATCTTGTAGAGTGAATCAATCCGCTTCGCCAAAGAATCAATCTTTTCCTTGATGTGCGGCAAACATTCTTCATGCTGTTGCACTACTGGCACAACATTGTCCATCGTTACGATAATGTCATTAAGCCCTTGCCGTTTGTCCATATCAAACCCCCACGATCAAAAAAGCTGCAGTCAGCTTCCTCCACCTCCTTCTTCCTCATCCCGACATGCCGTATGGCCACAGCCCTTGCGATATGCACACCGATGCCGACCGTAAGTTTTCGGATTTGTTCTCCCATTGCGTAGCGCTCGCTCTTGGGAAGCTGGTTCACCACGCACTTGAGGATGTACTCGGCCATATCCTCCCACTTTTGATAAGCAATCAATGTGTTACCCATTTTCAGTGTCCAGTGCTCAGGCGGTCAGTGCCCGGTAAAAGGCTGGGCGGAACCCGATGCCGCCGCTCGAGTACGAGCGCTCGTTGGCCGCGTACCGATACCCGAGGCCCGCGTACGACGTGCCGTCCCAGTGGCCACCGGCGTAGCCGAAGCGTTCGCCTACGTTGCGCATGTACTGCGTTCCGAGCGGTGCGTTGGTCAGCGGTGGCATGATGAGCAGATGCCGGAGCAGGTCGTGGATGGTCACTCCCGCCTTTGCCACAAGCGCCGAGAACGCCTGAGTACCGTACGGAGTCGCATCAGCAGGGGGATTGTCCTTGGTGATGTTCAAAAGGAAAGCAGCACCACCACTTGCGGGGGCTGTGGTCACGTAATCCCACTTGTAGGTGTTTGCCGTTCCCGGAGCCACGAGAGAGCCATCTTGTAGGATGGCCTTCCACAAAGCACTTACAAGGCTCTGGTCCTTCGTTCCGTCGGCTGCGTTGTTGTCCTGCAAGATTTGGATTTCGCCATCGTTTGTACGATACCCTGCAAGCCACTCGAGCACATTCCCTCTGAGGTCGGCCGGAGAGAACGGTGTACCGTCAAGGAACCATGAAAGCGGGCCACTGCCGGTTCTGGTCCTGTTCACCTGCCCGCTCGAAGCACGTGCGGCAATGGCGTACTCGGTAGCATCTTTGTAGCTGCCCCCGTAGCAGTCATTACCTCGTGGCTGAAAACCCTCTCGGATTGCCAGCAGTGAGAGATATGCCCATTCAGCAAGCGTTACCATGTGATGGCCGGTACCCTTTGCGATGCAGGCCGAGAGCGAGTTGTCGAAGTTGATGGTATGCGCAGGCTCCAGACCACGAAGAGAGACAGCATGGTTCGTCCCATTCACCCTGCCAGCAAGGTACTTGCCGACAAGAATCTCCATCACCGCTCCATTCACGATGAAAGCGGGATGGAGTTTGTCGTTTGCCGTGAAGTGTGTCCCGCTATTTGCCAGATAATCCAGCCGAGCCTTCTGGTCGGGCTTGTAGACGCAATATACGCTCGGCTTGTTGTTCGCGTCGAACAGGACGGTGTTGCGTCCAAGAGACAAGTCCTCTATGCGTGCCTTGTAGTCCGCCTGTTTGGTCGTATCGGTAATGGCGAGGGAAACTCCTGCGAGTGCTTCCTTGGTGAGCGCATCCTCGACCTCGAAGATGTTGTCCATGAGTTGCTTGGACGTATACTGCCCGCTTACGTATGTCATACGATTTCCTCCATATGGTCATGTTCCTCAACCACAGGAAGAGGGAACAAATCTGCGTGATTCTCTCGGAAATCCCTCGCAAGGGTGGGGGCGTAGGCATGAGCCTGCTCCTCCGTTCCGATTACCGTGTTGCTGGTGCTCTGTTGCACCCCTTCGTCTACGAATGAGACGGATACCAGCCACTTGTTGGCCTCTATGTTTGTTACGGTGTGCGTCATGCTTCGATTACCTCCACTCTCGCCTCTGCGCCTGTTGCGATTGCATAGACGTCTTGGGAATTGTTCGGGTCAAGCAATATCTTGACTGTTTTTCTCGGGTCCAAGAGAAACCCGATTTTCTCAGTGATTGAAGTAGAGCCGATTCTCACGGTTCGTACCTCATCGAGATTGGTGACGACCATGACCCTGCGTCCGACCTTTGCGGAAGCTGGGACCTTGGCCTTGGTTGACGTGATGGTCTGGATGGTCACCACGGGAGCGCTCGTCATGTCGAGCGTATCCGGGGAAACATCCACCATCTGTTGCATCTGGATGCCGTTGGGATGAATTACTTCTATTGGCATTATGCCACCTCCGTGTATACAGTCACCAAGTGACCGTTCTCGATTTTCCTACTTACCATGTATGTAGTCCCCTCGTAGGTGAGGGTGTCCAATCCTGTGAGCCGTGTATCAATCGGGTCAACAGCATCTTTAACCGTCTTTGCTACGCTACCCACCACAGTGTCAGCACCTTCCAAGGTGTCAAGCCTGTCCTCGTGTGTGTCAATCTTCCCATCCAGCTCATCAATCGCACCACCTAAAGTCTCTGCGGTTAAGCCAGAAGTTGAGCCGTCATAGTCAGCATCTTTGGCATTGTCCTTGACTGTCTTGGCTACAGAGCCTTCGGTGGTGTCGTCAGCGTTTAATGTGGCAATCGCAGACGCATTGTTTTTAGCCTTCTTGAAGGCGGCTATGCCAATATCAATTAAGCCCATATGCCCTCCAGTTTCTTGACCCATTGGGTTCCGTCTGAGAAGTACAAGTCCCCTGCGTCAGCGTCAAGGTAGCTGTACCCTGCCGGCTCACTTGCGTAGGTCGGTGCTCCGTATCCTGTCCTGTCTCGTGCGATCAAAATATCAACCGAGGCTTTCAATGCTACAAGGCTTGCGTCAAGTGCAAAGTCTGTTCCATCGAAAGCATCAAGAAGGCTCTTGAGGTCTGCTATCTGCTCGGCTAATGCGGTAACTTTGATTGCACCGTCAACACCTTCTGCCTTCTCGTATGCCTCCGCTATGGGATTCCAATATTGCGGGGTCGGTGAAGCTATCCGTCCTTCGGGTGGGTTTGTCTCTCTAACTAATCTATCGCTCATAATCGTGCTCCTATATGTATCGTGGTCGCCAAGTCATAGCTACATTTACACTATAACTGCCTGTCGCCGTGAACGCAACACTTTCGCTGTCTGGTGTCAATAAAAACCCTTTGGTCAGCCAGTCCTCGCCCATAGCTCCGATGATGCCTACACCCTCGTAAGTGGCCCTCATACGCTTGCAGTCAACGATGATTGTACCGGTGGTGTATTCCCCTGCTATCTCTAGTGTATAGTCCCCACAGGTCAATGTAGGGTCTGTGCAAGTGCCGGTGATGGCTAGGGTGATTACAGGCATTGCGGGTACATTGCCTAGGGGTTCAACCGCTATACTGTCTGGTGCGGTCAAGGTTTGTTCAACAAGGATAGGAGCACCGTAGAAATAAGGGTCAAGTGCTGTCATGCCGATGGTCAAGCCAAGCTCTATATCATCGTCCATCCAGTCAGCGTCAATGCTCGTAGGATAGGCTAGGATGTGCCTTCCGTCACCTCTACCAACTTCTATCGGGGTGTACTGTAGAAACCGCTTCAAGTCGTCAAAATGTGACAGGTTGGCTTGCTTGGTCTTGTAGTATAGTGAGCCTTCCAAAGTAAAGTTCTTAGGTTCAACAGAGCTTCCGGCAAAGATAGCACCATCGGTCACGAGCCGTTCAGCGTTTACCTTGATTGCATGATTGACCTTAGTCCAGCCTATCGTGAGTTGCAGAGTCATTGTCGAACCAAGTGCGTTTGTTAAGTAAATCATACAGCCCCCATGAACGCCAAGCGTTCGCTAATTGCTTCCTCTATCTCTCGTGCCGTTGCCTCGCTCACGCTCTCGCCGTTAGCCGGAGTTACGTTGATCGTGCCGATTGTCACGCCACCAACCAGCCTATCCTCCAGCAAGTCGTAGATGCGATTTCCTATGCCAGTAAGTGAGTCCAAGCTCGACAGCGGAGAGAGCAGGGAGGTGAGCAAGTCCCTTGTAGCCCCTGTAATCTCGCTGACTTGTGTCCCGCCACCACTTGCCGTTGATTCCTCAGCCGTTGCCGTTGCAGGGTTGACAGTCTCAGCGGTAGGCAAGCGATATTTTACGCTCACGAACGGCAAAGAGTCGATGATGCCGAGAACCCAGTTAAACACGCCTGCGATTGTGTTGTAGATGGTTATGATGAGGTTGGAGAGGAATTGGATAATCGGGGTGACGACCTTTTCCAACAGCCATGTTATCTGCATCAAGAACGGTTCCAGCAGATTGAGCAGAGGAAGGAGAGCATCTGCTACCATCGTAACTATCGGAATCAGAGGGGTCAGCAAGCGTCCGAAAAAGTCCGCCACCTTTTGCAAGATGGGGTTGATTGCTTCCATTAACTCTCCGAACTGTGAGGAGGAGGTTATCAGCGAAGTGAGCACGCCTGTGATACCACCAGCAAGGTCAATGGTAGCTTTCTTCTCGCCTGTTTCTGGGTCGGTCTGGGAAGCCTTCCAAGCATCGGCAGCCCCACCGAGAACTCCCGATGAACCTACGATTGCTGTGCCGATTCCCTTTGCAACACCTCCGACAATTCCACCTATGCCTTTTGCGAACGATGCCAAGCGACCGAGAGCGGAAACGGAGTTGTCAGCCATCTGCTCAAACTTCTCGGTAACTTCTGTGGTAGCTTCCTCGGCAGGGTCTACCATATTGGCTTGGAGCCTTGCGAATGCTTCCCCTATCTCTGCAATCATGTCTGGAACATAGGAGTGTCTTGTAACCTTCTCCCACATATCAAGGAAGAAGCCGGAAACCTGTGCAGTCTTTTCACCGACCCATGCAAACGCCTTGCCTAGCTTGGTGTCACCGAACCACTCAAGGATGTCATTGACCATGTTGGTAACATACTCTACAGCATCGTCTTTCATCCCCTTGAAATAGTTAACAAAACTTGTTTTGAATGACGATACTTTTACGATAGCTGAAGCAACAAATGAGGAAACACCATCAACTACCTCATTTTTGATCGCTGTAATTTTATCAACAATATCATTTTTAAGATTTGTGAAAGTGTCTACAACACTGTTCCACATTTCAGTTACTTTATCAACAACACTGTTTTTTAGTTCAGTTACTTTATCAACAATCGATGTATAAACACTTGTAAAGATTTCAACAGCAGAATCTTTTATTTCTGTGAATTTTCCAGTAACTGTACTCCAAAGTGATGCAACATGTTCAGTCGCCTTGTCCCACATCTCTGAAAATTTCTCTACTACCTTATCCTTTAGTTCTGTTGCCTTTCCTATGATATATGAAATAGGTTCATCGAAAAGATTCTTCAACGCTTCCCATGTAGTGGTTGCAACTGTTTTAATCGTCTCCCATGCACCCTCGAACAATTCTTGGACGGTTTCCCATAATCCTTCCCAATCTCCTTGGAAAAGCTGAGAGAATCCTTGCATGATAAGTAATATTGAATCTCTTAGAGTTTCATAAACCAAAACCATGTTGTCTGCGAATGTTTCATACAATGCAGAAGCTTCTGGGCCGAACATTTCTTCCAGCATGCCACCGATTGTATTTTTTAGCGTTTCTGCTATTCCGCCTATAATTGCTACAGCACTATCAAGCAATTCTGGGATTGCTTCCCATATTCCCTTGAAAATTGATTTTACACCTTCCCAAGCTTCTTCCCAATCTCCTTCGAATACAGCAATGAAAACATCTATTATGGATTTTATTGTAGATATTGCAGTATCAAATACGAGTGTTATTGCATCCCAAATTTCGCCAGCAGTTGCTAATATTGTGTCACCATTCTCAGCCCAAAATTCAGTGAGCCAATCAATGAAAGGATTTATTATGTTGTTCTTCAAGTAGTCGAATGTATCCTTGAACACAAGCCCCATGTACTTGAGAACGATGCCGATAACCTCAACCACGAATGTCACTACAGCGGATATCTTCGGAAGCTGCCTTGCCACGCCTTCTGTTAACTCGGTCAGCTTTGGTTGTATCTTGGTGAACGCTTCCAATGCCTTCTCGGTCATGCCGGATATAACTTTCATCAAGGGAAGCATTGCATTGTTTGTAACCGCCCCAATGGTACGCTTTGCTTGGTCAAACATGTCTGTCAGCTTTACGCCAGCGTTGATGACATCGTCACCCATGACAAGCCCTAGGTCATGAGCCTTGCTCCTAAGCTCTTCGATGCTCTCAGCCCCGCTGTTGAGTGCAGGTGCAAGCTCTGTTGCACTACGCCCCAGCAAGTCGCTTGCAAGAGCAGTCCGCTTGGTCTGGTCTTCCATCCCTGCAAGTGCCGCAAATGTTTCGTTGAATAATGTTTCTTGGTCTTTGAGCTTTCCGTCAGTATCGGTTACGGAGATGCCAAGCTCTCGGAAAGAATCCGCATATTGTGCCGTACCCTTCTGTGCCTCGTCAGCCGCCCCTGCAAGTGTTTTCATTGACATTTGCAAGCCGTCAACGCTGGCACCGTTCTGCGACAAGATGAAGTCCCACTCTTGGAACGCCTTTCTTGACACCCCGATTTTCTGGCTCATCTTGTCAACTCGGTCAGTAGCCTTTGCCGTACCTGTAACCATCACGCCCAAAGCAGTTGAGACAGCACCAATGCCAACGGCCAAAGCCTTGCTAGCCTTGGTGATGCCATCGAATACCTTGCTTGATGCCTTGCCTTTTGAATCGAGATTGGAGAGCTGGGAGCCAACCTTGTCAGCTCCCTCCAATGCAACACTTCCGAATAGTTTGAATATGTTCATTTCCGCTCCCTATGTTTCAGCAAATCTGCAATGTCTGCGAACCGTTCCATGTCCGCTTGGGTAACCGCCTTACCCTTCTTAGGCTTGGATTTCGACTTGGGATAGAATTGCTCGAATGTCTTGAAGTTCTTCTTGCTGAAGTGAGGATAAGCAGAACAATATAGTTGCCATGCCCTTTCCTCAGCCTTCTGCTTGACCCTCTCGCCTATCAGCTTGATGCCCCTACCCAACGGAAGCTCCCATACCATGGAGCCGTAATAGGCGGCCTCATGGTATAGGGTTTCAACCTCTACTCCTTCGCCGAGTTGGTAAAAAAATCCAGTATGCCTTCCTCGCTAAGAATCCCCTTGACGACTGCTACCAGTTCCTTCATTCCGAGATTGTCCACCTCGTCCTTGGTCTTGCCTGTAGCAGAGACGATCAAAGCGACAACCTCGTTCTGTGCCTTGTACAACTTTGAGATTACAAAGGCTACAAGCTGGATTCCAACTTGCTCTTGGTCTTTGTTCTTGAGGATTGCCGGAAGCTCTGCCGAGAGTCCCGTCTTGTCAGCAATCGCCGACAAGAGGAACATGTCTTTGGTTTTAAGCATTACGCCTCCACCATAGTCACGGCAACGGCTTCAGTAGCACCGTCAACGGTCACAGATGAATACACGCTGATGTATCCAGCCTCGTGTACCTCGTAGGGTCGGTTATCGCCATAGACGATACCAGCAAAGACCGCAGTGCCTGCATTCTCGGCAACAGTACGCCCAGCAAACTTGACCGTAGCACCGCCAGCACCACCAGTGATGGTGAAAGTCACAGTGGAGGTCAAAGCTCCGACACCTTCCTCAATCTCGTAGATGGGAGCAGTAAGGTCTGTCGGGTCGTAGGATGCTTCAAATACCAGCTCAAGCACGCTCTCTGCATCCTCGCTCATGGTCAAGGAAAGGCCATTATTCGCTAGAGCGTTGTAGATGGTGATGACCTTGGTCAAACCGTCCTTGGTGTTTCCGATGAGCTGAACGGTATGATATTCGGTATCCTCAATCACCCTGCGACCACCGCCGGAGAGTACTCCGCCAACATTGGCAACGCCAGGGATTGCATACTGCAACATGGCTTGAGTCAGCCCCTTGGGATGGATGGTCAGCACTGCAGTTTCACGAATGACTCGCTTCAAGCCTTTGGTGGGACCCGGCATTCCGTTATAGGGGATGTCCCTGTATTCAGGGGTGACTACGAATGAGTTATCACCCTCACATGGTGCAATGAGCTGTCCATCAATATAAACCGCTCCAGTGTCAAGCAAGATTTTCTCAACTTGTCCGCTTACTAACATGTCTTACTCCTTGTAAGTATGTGCCGTAAACCTCAGCAATCTCCCCCACATGGTAGTTCCATCGGGGAAAGGTAGCTCGGTTCTCTGTTCAAACTTGAACCACACACTGGTACTGCCTTGAGCCCCAGTCTTGTAGTCAAGAACCCTCGTAATCTCGTCAGCCAAGTTATCTATGGCTGTAGCCACATTATAACCGCTTTTCGGTGCATCGTAAATGCTTATCTCCACCTCACGTTGCACTTGTTCCTTGTATGCCCTTCCGTTGGATGGGAAGGAGAACACCACATAAGGATAAGCACTCCCTTGCGTGGCTTGCCCGTAGTAGCACCTTGGACAGAGAGGAGATAACTTCTGAAAGATAATCGTCCGTAGGTCAAGCAATTGTCATCTCCTTCTCTGCTATTCGCCGTACCGCATCTTGTCCGTTGCGGTATGCGTCCCGTAGGAATGGCCTCGGCTTCGTGCCTCTGGTCATGTACATTTTTCCGTCTCGTCCCTTGTACATCCACGGAGTTGTGCGTCCTTGTCCGTCCTCAGCGTAGATGCCTGTACCGAACTCTTGGTACATTGCGTATTCTACATTCGTGCCGTTGTGGACAGCCATGCCGTCAACCTCGTGCGTGATGCTTCCCTTCAGCCTTCCTGTGTCAACCACGCCCATTGCATCAATGTTTCTAATGATGCTGCTTGTGAGATACACACCGATTGACTCAAGAGCCTTGCTCACGTTGCCTTGGATTTGCTTAACCACCAGAGGGATGTTTGACTCATACATAGTCTGACTCCTTGAGGTAGATTTCCAAGTGCTTGCCTAGGTGCATCGGGTTGTCAACGTAGACGATGTCATAGGCTTTTCCGTCAACAACGAGGCGATCCTTGTTGGTCAGATTCACAGGCACAGCCTCGCCGTATGGACTCGGAGCAAACGGAGAGCCGAAGTACATCGTAGCTTGCTCATCGTCAATCAAGGTGGTGAATGGTGAACACATCCAGATATGCGTAGCCTCCGTTGCGACCTTCAGCCCGACTACACGCTCAGAACCTGCTTGCAAGTCCAAGCGACCACGACTGGTCATGATAGCTATCCATTCTTCCGAGTAACCACCAGCACCGTCAGAGGTTTGGGAGAGCCTGTGTATCTCACCGACTTGGGTTAACCATCTCTCTATCATACGAACTCCGCATAACGCTTTATGCCACCGATAACGCTAGCAGGATACAAGCCAGCTACACCAGAGCCACTACCTTGCTGATAGCTGATTGAGTGCCTTGATAGGCTCTCGCTTGCTATGCCGTCCTGTCCCAAAGTATTGAGCTTGTAGCCAATCATGCGTATTGCCGTTCCTTCAGCACCGACAGGGTAGACAATCTCATCATCCACAACATCGAACGCCTTGTTTCGGATTGCTAGGTAGTCCTCCTCAACAATCGGTATCATTGCAATGATGAGAGCGTCCTTGCTATCCCCTGTAATGCCGAGAATCAGCTTGACTTTCTCAAGGGTGGTTATCATACAGCCTCCAAGTACCATTTGTATTTGACAACGATGTCTTGCGTTACGCTTGACAATCCTTTAATCAAGTATTTGGTGTTAGGTCTGAGAATGAACTCCCAATCGCCTTGTGCACCGCTTGATAGACGAGAAGAGCCAACGCCGGAAGAACCTGGGAGCCAGTAAGTCTCAATCACCTTGCCTTGGTCGGTCACAGTCGGTGCTGTGTAAATCTTCAACCCATCACCCTTGGAAATGAGGTCATAGACTTGGTAGAGGATTGTCAGAGGTTTGCTTTCATCGGTCTTTGCAGTCTCAAGCAAGGTAATCTTCCAACCGCTATCATCAGCGAAGGAATAATCAGCAGTGAAGGAAAGGTACTCAACAATATTTCCCCTTGTTCCGTTGGCTACCGTTGCGACAGTTATTGCAGAGTCGTCATGGCTCTGTTCTGCGAACGCTACCCAAAAGAACTTTACTGCTGTACCAGTGGTGTCTACTGTTGCATCTGAGTCGTCACCTGTGAGGGTTTCCTCTGATTGGAACACGCCGTCAACGCTAGAGAGCGTCATGTAGCCAGCTTCGATTTTCTCAAGGATTCCGACAGCGTTTGAAGTTCCACCAATGACAATCTCCCCAACCTCAAAGGTTCCTGTCGGTGAGCCGATTGCAATCTTCTGATATTCAAGCGACCATGATGGAACAGTCTGCGTAAACTCTGGCGTAAACTCTTCCTCAATCTCGAAAACTACGATGATATTCTTAGTATCATCCACAACCACGGAGGTCGAAAGCACGGTAATTCCCCAATCGTCCGACTCGTCTTGGTCGATGGTGTAATCGGTTGTCAGCGTAAGAGGTACATTGTCGTTGTTGTATACCGCCTTGATAACAGGTTTTGCTTCTGCGTAATCTTGGGCTGTGAAAATCTTCAGTGTATCGGGTGCCCATGCGTCTGCTGCGTAGTCCTCACGCTTTACCACGCTACGAACTTGCTTGCTCTTGTAGGTGATGGTAAGAGGCTGTGAGGTGTCAACCTGCGCAACGTCCTTTACCTCGATGCCATAGCCTGTTGAGCCGATAGGGTCAGCAGTGATTGCTACCGCTACTGCTGGGTGCAAGATATTGCCGTTGTTCATCACCTTGCGAATAACAGGGGTTCCATGAATAGGTTGATGGGTGAGTGCCGTTGCTGTGTTGAATGCTATTGTAAGGTCGTCTCGATAGTCGGTCAGTGCAGTGCGTCTGTTCCGTGCAATAGGGGTTACTTCTGTTCCACCTGTGAAAGAAGCATCCTCGGATACCTCAATGGTAACATCCTTATTCTCGGTTGAGATGCCGATAGATTTGAGGTGCACGATTGCATCGCCTGTGACGAAGCCTCGGTAGGCTGCCACATTTGCGGTAAGTGAAGCGTTGAAGTCGAAAGAGAACGCCTCTCCGTCATAAGTCTTTTTCTGTTCAATCGGCATGCTACTGATAGCACCCAACTGATTAATCACTTTATTCAAGATTTCGTTGTTGGTCATGGTTTGCTCCATTCATAAGGAAGAAAGCCCCACCCCCGAAGGAGCAGGGCTTGTACGGTTAACCCAAGAGAATCGCAGTGTGTTCCGGCTTAATCAGCTGGCAACCCCATGCAAGACCCACTTCGTAATGGACGCCTCTGTACTGCTTGTACAAGGCAATCTGGAAGGGGAGTCCGCTAACAGGGTCGGTCACGACCATGATGTCGTCTGCACTATCACCGATGGACGGCATTGCAGGCTGTCTGGCCAACAGTTTGATCGCATTGGTGTCGAAGCAGAGGTTCGGGGTGTAGTTGGCCGCAATGGTCACAGTAGCTCCACTTGCAACGGCTACCTTGAGTCCAGGCTCGGCAATAGTAATCACGGAGGTAGTTGCACTCTTGACAACGTACTTGTGGGCGGTGTCAGAGCCGAAGTAGATGACATCACCAGCTACATAGTCGCCAGCACTAGAGGCGACAGCGATTGCAGTCTCACCTACAGGCTCGTTAGCACCAACGGTATCGCCAGTGGTATAAGCACCCTTGGTATGTGAGATAATTCCAGCACTCTCACGAATCTGGAAGCCGTTGAGGTCAAGGAGAACGCCACGTCTGAGAGTCTCGTCAGTCCCAGCTTCGTTCGCTTTGGTGAGAGCACCAAGAGAGCGGAGGTTAGCACCAGCGAGAGTGTCGATGACCATTCTCATGCCAGTGAGCGGAGCACCGTTGTCAAGGAGCAACCTGCGCATCTGTGCACTGTCGGCAATTGTGGAAGCAAACGGAGTCTGTGCGGCAGTGCCGTACGCTCTGGAAGCCTTCTTGTAGAGCTGTGCAAGGTCAGCCTCAACCTCGTTGGCAAGTGTCCGCATGGCCTGTGCAAACTGATTTGCAAGGATGCCGGAGAACTGGCCACCCATAGCCTTCTCTTCCTCACCAGTCCACTGAACAGGAACCATCTTGGCTTTGGTGATGCTCATGTCGACATAGGGCACGGTCTGGTTGCCACTCTCGGGAGAAGCGGAAGCTGGAGCAATATCTACAGCACCAGCACTTTGGGTGATGGGGATTCTGATGGTCTGGCCTTTAGCCGCCATGGCTTCGGAGGTGTCACGAGAGACAGAAGGGATGAACCCTACAAGCTCACGAGATACGATGTCAAGTGCCCGATAGATAGTCGGGGTCAATCCGGTCAAAACGTTAGGTGTAAGTGCCATTTGTTAATCCTTTAGCGACCCACCGTCAAGCATGAATTTGCTCCTCTCGGTCGGGTCAAGTTTGTTGAATTCTGCACGATTCATCACCTTTCCTGTCCCTTTGGTCAGCGGGGTGGTTCGTGTGTTGCTAACTCTCAGCTCTTCCAACGCTTTGGCGGAGTGAGCTTTGAAGTAGCTCTCAATTTTCCCAGTGTAATCCTCTAGCTCGTCCTCAGTCTGCGGAGGGGTCAAGAGCAGGTCGGTAAGCTCTTCTGGAAGCCCTTTCTTTACGAGCGTCCTTCCCAGCTTGTAGGTCAGCTTTTCTCTAAGCGTTTCCGCTCGGAGCTTTTCCAGCTCGGCCTTCTCAGCCTTCTCTCGTTCTGCTTCGGTCATCTTTGCTTTCTTCTCAGCCTCGATAGCCTTCTGCAACTCACTGTTCTTGCGGTTCACACCAGCAAGTTCAGCCTTCAACCTCTCTAATTCCTTGGATGCTTCCGACTCCTGCGGTTTCGCCTGAGTGGTGTCTGTCGCCTGAGCCTGCGGGTCTACCGTCTGCTCCTGCTTTAAATCTTCTGCCATAATTATTACACTCCTATGGTTATGTGTCAACAACATAATGTTGTCTTGTGTCTATTATAACACGATTGTCGGTAGTGTCAACGTTGACGCTTCCATTCCTCATAGCTCATTGTCTGCCCCTGTCCGACAGGTTCATCTGCCAGCTCTTGCCTTAAAGCACACCTGCAATTTATCACATCTTCCGGTGGGAGTGAGCTATCCATGGGACCAGTCACCCACTGTCCTGTAGGTTCGTAGTAGAACATCAGCTCGCCGTTGTGTTCCTCAGCCTCCCTACCGTTCATGAATGCGTGGTTGTCACGAGTCCTTGAGTCAAGGTAAGCATCCCAGAACAAACGGATTTTGATGCCCATACTTTGAGCCTTGTCCATGATGTCACGCTGGCCTTCTGCCATTGCCCGCTGTCCCTCAGTCCTTGCAATGACAAGAGCCTTCTTTGCAGACACCTCATAGACACGCTTCAGCGACTTAGCCATGTCGGGATAGCTTTGCCCCTGCATCACACCTTGCACAAGTGAGCGTCTTATTCCTTCTCGTGTTGTCTGTGCCAAAGTGTTGCGTGCTATCTTGTCAAGCGGATTGCTTGCTACCGATTCAACGGCCTTCTTGGGTATAACTGCCAGGCTTGCCTTTGCAGGGTCGATGCCGTAAGCACTCATCAAGTAAGTTTCTTTGTAGATGTCAGAGGGAAGTCGAGAGAGCCTTGAGTTGACCACGCTTGTCGTTGAGCCAGCTACCTTGGTAAGCTCGTCCTCTAGAGCGGTGAGACGGTTGTACTTAGCCATGTCAGCATAGGAGAGCTTGCCGTCTACTGCGTACTTCTCATAGATAAGTGCAATCTTAGAGCGTGTTTCCTTCAGTGCTGTTTTGTACTGACTGGTTATCCACTTCTCCGATGCTGTTATCTTCTTGTCTATCTGCTTCGGTACTTGTGATAGTTTCATCTGCTTCCTCCAAGTCTGGGTAGATTGTCTGCTCGCTCTCCATCTGCTTGATTTCCTCATCGGCTGAGTCTATGAAGCTCATCTGTGACAGAGCCGTCTTGTCGCTCACATTGCCCTTGAGCAGAGCAAGTGCCTGAGCCTCGCCTTGAATATCCTTGGGAATATTGCGAACGAACTTGAAGGATAGGTCTTTGTAGTCAAGCCCAAGACCGCTGAACAGATTCCAATACTCTGCCAGAACCTTGTATTGATAGCGGAGAGCAGCAGTGAACTTTCGCTCAAATATCTTGCACTTGTTTTCCAACTGCATTAGCTTTGTCTGCCAGCCAATTACCCGAATGTCACCAGTGGGAACCTCGGCAAAGTCTACTGATTTCGCAAACTGGAAGATATTCTTTCTGATTTCATCTAACAGGATTTTCACGCTTGCCATGTCGATGGTCTTTGACACAAAGCTAAAGTCGGCGTTCTCGTCTATGCTCATGATGCCAGTCTGTTTCATCTGCTCCACTGTCTCAGCGTCAAGGTTAGCCCCCTTGAGTACAGCATAAGCAAGCCTCAGTTGTTCAAACTCGCTTGAGCCATCAGACACCGCCTTGTCGTATGCATCAATGAGGGAGGTAACCTTCTCGTAGTCACCCAACATTTCATCGTTGTTCGGTACAATAAGCATTGGAACACGAGAGAACATGTGTGGAGTCTCGCTTTGTAACTCCCATGTAGAAGCTACCATCTTGTACAATCGTACGTTGGTGTTGTCGTACAGCTCGCATACATTGACCTTGCTCTTGGCACCATCGCTTCCCTTCTCGTACTTGTCATAGAACCAGAAACCATAGATAGGCTCTCCGGTATCGTCAGAGTAGGCTACATATGTTTCCCACGGATATTCTGGGTTGCGTACCCTTGCACCTTCGCTTGCGTTGAACAGGACACGAGTGGAATAACCGCATATTGCACTGAGTTTGGTAGTTGTAGCATTGAGGTCGTCAATCTGATTCTCACGATTCCAGTCGTTGAGGAAGGCGTTTATCTTGTCATAGACTTCTTTGGGGTACTTGGTTTGGTCAAGACCTATTTTGATCGTGTTGCCCATGTAACCGACCTTGTCATCAATGATTGTTCCGTAGAAGTCGTTCGCCAGCTTGTTGTTGACCTTGTTCGCATTGGCAAGGACTCGGCTCTTGATAGGCACTTCGCCACGGTACAAGTTCCACATGGCCTTCATCTGTGTAGCCTTCATGTCTAGTTGAGCCTTCACGTCCTTAATCATGTCAACTTCGTTATCGTACTGCCCTTCCTGGATATACTTCAGAATGTCTATGTCCATTTACAGATTCCCCCATATGATTCGTGCTAGGTCGTTGTTAATCGTACCCGCTTTCATGCCCCTGTTCAATGGTTCAAGAGCATACCTCAAGCTGTCAATATAATGGTTGTGCAAGTCCTCCGGCACAGGCGTGATATCTCCTGTGGTTGAGTTTTTCTTGTATGAATATAACTTGAACTCTTCAAGGGTGTTCTTACACCGTTCATGAATAATTACTTCCTTGAAGCCCCTAATCTTTGCTATACCATCCTCTATTGAACCTTTACCTTTCTTGCTTGCCTTCATTCTTGGATAGCCGTTCTTCCTCAGATAACTGATAAGCTCCGGCCTTGCTGAATCTGCCACGCTGTCCCATGTCGCAAATGTTGGAATTGCCTCAAGTACTCTAGGTGTGTCGGTTATCTCGATGCCTACGCCACCAACCTCTCTGTCTATAAATAATGTATCGTCCTTGATAAAACACCGTATAGCTGCCAATGGGTCATGAGCAAAGCCAAAGTCCAACCCATGGAAGAACTGTGCATCATCGGGAGTCTCAAACCAATCGGAACGGAATTTGCCATGGAAGATACAAGCGTCTGAAATTGACCTTGGTTGTCCTTCCCATATCCACATATATTTGTCGTAGTCGTGTTCCTTGTCCCATAACATCTGGTCGGTGAGCACTTGCGGAAACTTCGGGTTGTCCCTGTAGTTCTGGAACATAACCTGGGTATCGTCTCGCTCTTGTGCTACGAACATCCTGTAAACAGGGTCGTCTATGCTGTCGGTGTTGAAGTCTATATAGAAGCGTGAGTCCTCTGTTCTTATGGTCGGTATGAGCTTGTCCCAGCTATCCTGTGGAACCTTGTCAGCCTCTGCCACCCACACAATATTAATACCTTCCATGCTTTTGATCGAGTCGATATTGTGCCGTAACCCTTTGAAGATGAACTCGCTTCCAGCCTTGCTTCTAATGCTTGTTTTCTGTATCTCAAAGTTAGGTTCTAAGCCGAGCATTACTATCTGTGAAGTTAGGGTGTGATAGACTGATTCGTTAATTGAGTTCTGGTACTCTCTGGTGCATAAGATACGCAAAGGCTTCTCACAGCTCAATGCAAGAAGCCCTCGTGCAATGTTCCATGTACTGCCCTTGCCTCTTCCACCGTAGATGACATTGAACCGTTTGGGTGCTATGAAGAACGGCTTGTACTGTGGGAAGATTACTATTTCTGCCATCTTACTTCAATCCCTGTTGCTCCAGACATGTTTATATCCTGTCTGTCTGACATGCCAAGATTCTTGAGTAGGAATATCGCCATCGTTGCGTTAATCACATTAAAAAGCCCTAATCTGATAACTTTGTCCTTCTGAGCCTCGTTGCATTTTTTACGAGACTCCGAAAACTCTTCCTTATCATAGAAGGTGCTGAGAGCAATTCCATACTTTTTGTGAGCTATTGTAGACCAAAACTCATAGTGTGTTGGGATTGATTCGTGGTTGTCTATGTACTCATCAAAATCTCTAATGATTGCCTTGATGGTTTCTTCTTTAATCGGTGGTCTTCCAACAGGGTTACTCATAGTGTTGTGTCCTCCATCCATCCTCTGTGAAAGTCGAAAAGGTTCTGATCGTCACAGATGGTGTATTGTTCTATCTTCGGGTTCTCCGAGTAGTTACCGCTACCTTGAATAACCAGCCTTATGTTTGGTTGTTCAATGAGCGTTACCTTTGCATGGGAATATTTCTTGATGATTCTAAAGTTGTCTCGCTTCTTCTCTTCCTCCAGCAAAACAACATCCTTTCCCTTCATCTTGAATTTCATGTTGCAGTTGAGAACCAGCGTCCATTTCTTTATCAGCCCTGCATCCATAAGGTTAGTGATAATCTCCATAGCTTTGAGGTTGATTGAGTAGGTTGCTATGTAGAAGTGGTTAATCGGTGCGTGTTTACAGGCTACAAGGATAAAGCCATAAGGGTTGATGATTTTCTGCGTGACAATGTTGTAGATAGTTCCCTTCTCGATGGAAGGAAGCTCTTTCTCCAAGAAAGATAGCTTGAGATTTTGCTGTATCAATCCTTTCTGCATCATTGTTCTGGTCATACTTTTATTATACACTATTGGTAGCTTGCGTCAAGATAAAGAAAAACCCCTCCGAAGAGGGGGTTGATTTCAGTATGGCACTCTTAGAATTGCTCTATAGTAACCACTTCGCCAGACTGCCAAAGTTCATCAAACCTTGACTCGATTTCTGCAAAGGTCATTGTAGGTTCAATGCACCGACCAAAGATATCATAGCAGTTGTTGAGGTCGTACTGCTCGATGGTCCCGTCATTGTCTAGAAAGTCAAACTCGATAACTGCGATTCCTGATTCGTTGAATTTCTTTTTCATGGTGGTTCTCCTTTATTTGCTTATTGCTACTGCCGATTTCTGAGCTGATTCATAATTGTTTGCGAAGATGGCCTGAACGGTGGCACGGATGGCTTCAGGGTTGACCAATTCGACATGCTGACAATCGGCGTCCAAATACATGAGGCGGATGGTATCGGCGTCCAGATTCAACTTACCTTCCTTGACTGCCCTGTAGATTACGTTAGCTTGGCTTCTGGAATATCTCGGTGTGTACATATTTGGTATCTCCTTTTCTTATACTTAATATTACCATCATAGTAAGAAAGTGTCAAGAGATATTTTATTTTTATTGATATTTTTTATGAGTTTCCCCAGGCATTCACCTCATGTCAATATTAACACATAATCGCTATTTGTCAAAGTCTTGTAGTTCCTGTATTCTCTGCCTTGCTTCTTTCCGCTTGCTTACTATGTCTGGGTATACGGAGTTCACGTCAAGGTCAAGCTCCATGCACTTAGGGTAGATGTAGTCGGTATCGGCAAGGTAGGCTTTGAGGGTGGAGAGCTCAGACAGCCTAGCCTTCTCTGCATTGATTGCCTCGAGGTCGATGAGCATCTCAGGGTTGTCCAGAAGGTAGGTACGTACCTCTTCCAGCGTATAAGCATTGTGTGGGTCAATCTCCCGTGGCACGACGTTGTACCCGCCGTTGCCCTGAGCGTCACAGTTGATTACGTAGTCTGTCTCTGTTCGTTTGATTACATAGCCGGTTATCATGAAACCCTCCTGACTATTCCGTTGAAGTATTCAGTGGTGTTTTTGTTGGAGCACTTGGCGATTTCTGTGTTGCCGGGTGTATAGCTCCTGATATAATTTCCTGATGTACCAATCCCATACCCAACCACGATATAAGACCCGCCCGAGGGAGTTTTAAGAAAGGCACTATAACTATCACCATTTGTTAATGAGGCAGATACAAATCGTATCTCACCAACATCCATTGCCGCCATATTCACCTCATCGTATGTGATAGTGAGTTTTTCGTTAGAAATCTTGAAGACCTCATTATCCCCATAGCCGGTATTGATGGTACCAGCAGTTATGGCCGCAAACGTAGGGCTGTCGGTTGTTCTTAGATTCTGCCCTATAAGGAAGTTCCCAAGGCCGCCGGTGTTGATGGATGCCACCGAAGCGGCCCCGTCAACTTGCAACGTGCTTCGGAAACGAACGGCGTTGAGAACATCAAGAATCTTCAGCCACAATGTGTTGAACCGAGCATCAGAGGTGCCAAGGTCATAGCTCCCCGGACTGCCTGCCTGCGTCCCCCACGGGAAGATGTGCTTGACTTCGATGCCGCCAACGACCGCCTGAAAGTTGATAGCTTGAGTAACTGCAAGCTCTGTATAGACGCCGACGTTCGTTCCCTCTTGGAATTTGTTAACCGTTATCACGCCGCCAGAGGTGTAGAACGTAATCGAATTGGCTGCTTTGGTGAGTCTCGTTACTGTGTACAACGTTCCATTTACGTTGATTTGGCCGCCGTCGCAGAACCCGTCGGCACCGATGGCGAGAGAAGAGAAGAGGTTGTAGAAGGCGGTACCTGAGCAGTAGTTAGCGATACTGTTCTGGTTGTAGGAACCGATTGTCCAAGTTTTAGTGTTTGGATAGTAGGCGGTAGGCTCGGGTGGTATCTCTAGATAGTTAAAATCATAGCAAGCACCGTATTCCGGTGAACCAGTCATTATTACAGGTTCTGTAGTGAGCACAATTCCTGTAAAGATTTGTGGTGTCCAAATATTATGATAATTCACATACGATGGCTTTGCGCCGAAATCAAACAAAGCCTCACTCTTGTGCCAGCAACAGAATTCCTGTCCAACCCAATCTATATTCTCGATATATGCACGTGAATATGAAGTAGGAAGGTTGCTTGTTGCAGCTCCGCTTCTTTTTACATATCTGCGATAAGAAAAATTACCTTGGTAATAACCCGAATACTCCACGTAACACTGCATTCCCCATCCAATGTCAGGAGCAAGCCATGTGAAGAAGTGTTCTTCCCCTGCGCTGATTGCTTCATACTCATACCCTGTACTTTTTTGCAGAATGCGCTTATTCGCGCGTCTAACAGCTCGCGCAAACACGAATCCATTTATGACGCCGGAAACCGTAGCAAGCGAATCCTGATCGGGTATCAGAGCTTCCATCTCGCTGTGCTTCCAGAGGGTGGGGGTAATTGAGGCAGTAGTAATGGTAGTGCCTGCCTCCTCCTGTAAAGTTTTGAACCCGGAGGCTTGTAGGTTTCCGTAGATCATGGCTTCGTAGGCTTCGAGGCCAAGCGCTTTGATGAGGCCCTTTAACCCGTCGAGCTTGAAGCCAGCGGTCGGGACCCCTGAAGCGTTCTCGGCATAGTTGGGAGATTTGAGAACGCCTGCAACAATGAGGTCAAAGAAAAGACCCAACTGAGCGACCAATACGGCCACAAACATGTAGGTATTTGAATCCTTGGCAATCTGAAGAGCGTCCTTCTGAGCCGCTGCCAAGTGCTCAGACTTTCGGCTTTCCTGCCATTGGTCGACGTCAAGCGCATCTTTCCCTCGGTATTCATAGATACGACCATAAACGAATTCGTTTATCTCTAGTGCAGGAGGATTCAATCCTTGGTCGCCTGGGTCTGTGTTCGGGCCATCATACTCACCGACATACAGGAAGAAATCACCTACTACCAGAGGCCCCTCAGGGGTCAGCTCCGGGACTTCGTTTCGTGCGTCGAGATACAATGGGGAAGGTATTCCATCTGATACTTTCGTTATGCCAATATTCGCATTGTATGTTATCCCCATGCTTGTAACTTCTGCTGATATTACTGCACTGTCTTCATCAACGGTGCTACAAATAAGAGCACGCCTATATTTATCATAGACACCTTCAGACAATTCTATCTGCTCCAAAGTACCGCTTGAGCTTGTCCAAATCACATCGTCAACAGGAAGATTGCTTATAGACAAAAGGATTATGATTTCCTGTGTCCTAAGCTCACCTCTAGCTGAGTAAGATATTACATAGGAGCTTGCACTGAGTGATATTCCCCCGGATTCGTTGAGTGGGATTGCTGAGCGTTCATCTGATACAAGGCTCTTTGAACCATCATTTGCAACATTGATTGCCTTGACATAGTATCGTGTGCCGGGAGAAAGCCCACTCACCTCAAACATCGTTGCTTTCTTCTCGCTGTTGAGCGTGTCATTGGAAGGCGTGAAGTCTGGTGTTGTGGATAAGTGCAGCTCGGTATAATCCCATCGACTAAGGTCTACTGGTCTGGAAACGGAGGCGATAAGCCCTTTGATCGTGGGGTAAACGCTCAGAGCTATCGGTCGTTCAAAAGTCGTGAGGTTGGAGTAAGTAGGTTTTACTCGTTGTATAAGGTCAGCTCGTGTCTTGTTGAGGTAGAGCATCACGCTTATGCCGTTGTCGTAGCTCCTGTCCATCTGCTCGATGCGTGAGGTTGTGACTATCACCCCATCGGTTATCGTGATGGTATCCCCACAGCCGTAAATAGGTTCATCGTCTATCGGGTATTGAGCCTTGACCTTCCATGCGTAGATTGGGTCTTTGTGTTCAACTAGGTATTCTTGTGCCAGCGTCACCAGCTCGTCATAGTCCTCGGTGTCAAATTCTTGCGTTGTCTCACGTACACCATATGTAGCAACGCTCGTTGTATCAGCCTCGGAATATTCAAGACGATTGATTCCACTACCACTACCCATAGCGTGTATGACATTGTACACTTCTGCCAGCTCATCCCCGAGCTGGGTGATACGCATGTTTGTTCCCTTGCGGAGGAATATATCGTTGCTCTTGTCGATTCCCATCGTGCCGAGATAGAGGGTGTTGTTGTCTACCCAGAACTCTTTGCCTACCTGTGAGCAAGCAGCTTGCATGACTGCTAGAGGAGTTGCCTTGTCTATCTCCAATCCATTACACAGAAGCCCTGTAGAAGCCTCTGCCGACACTGTGAGGTATGCTGTAGTCCTTGCTATCACTTCTACTGCAAAGAGCCGTGGTGTCACGCCTACAGCGTTTCCAGAGCTGTCTTGGCTGGTTGTGTCGCTGGTGCTGAGGTTGAGCCGTACCATGACGGTAGTCGCTAAGGTTGTGGCAATCTCGATGCCTAGAGTATCAGGTTCTCCGCCTACATATTCAGCCGACCACGTAGAGCCTCCGTCAGTTGAGTATTGCATCTTGACCGCTACGGCACCGTCAAAGTCGCCTACCCATCTGATACGCTCCCAGTTTGCCCAGTTAGGAGGCCGTGAGAAGGTGAGGGTCACAGAGCCGCTTGCGTTGTAAGTCCCGCTGCTCTTGGATAGAAGTACCTTTCCTGGTTCTGTTGATGTATCCACGTTGACAAGCGTCCCAGCGTCCCATTGGCTCTTAGCCTTGATTCTCTGTACGCTCCAGCCCTTCGCCATATCTCGTGCAATGTCGGCTATGTCCCAGCTTTCGTACTTTCTGCCGTACTGAGCAGGGGTGAGGTACTTGGTAAGGAGGGTTTCTTCGGTGTAGCACTTCAGCTCTATGGTTGTGTCGGTAAAATCACGCTTGGCAATGAGAGCGGTAATCAGCCGTTCCTTGGCTTTGTAAATCTCGATGAAATAGGCAAGCTCTTGTGTCGGGTCGGTTGAAGTGTCCCAAGAGTCATCAGTTTCTGTCGGGGAAATAGGGTTCATGAAAGCAAAAAGCTCGTCACAATTTTTGATCGCTGAGGTTTGCTTGCGTGGGATGGTTATGCTGACTTCGGTGGCTTCGCTTATCTTTCGGCTGTATGACCACTTGGTGCAATCTAGGATGCCGAGAAGCGTTCTATTTTGGTCAAGGACTCTTGCGGTATATATCATATGGCTAGTTTAGCACCTCATTTGCTTGTTGTCTATTGTGTTATCTTCTGTGTTGCATGTCTTGAATTTCTTCCCATGAATGTCCAACAATAAGACTCATAGACTCATATTCATACGCCTTGCACTTTGGGCAATCCTCATCCGATACATTACAATAGCCTAGATGGTTTCTAGTTCTACAAGTTTCTCTGCGTTGTTCTATGCTCTCTTGTTTAATTCTCATAGCTCTCCCCTACCAGCCATAGCATCACCTTTCCCAGGTTACTCTACTCAGTGGTCTACCAACCTAAGTTGGTCTTGCTCCCCTAGCACCGTATTGAGTGGTAGCTAATCACTCCAGCCATAGTGCCGTGAACGTCAAGCTGATATTCCCAGCCGACAGGATCTTTTTGGCATCATTTCCGACTAGTTTACGGCTCTCGGCTTGTAGTCACCCTGCGTATTGTCGTAACCGTGGTTATCCCCGTAACGCCAGCTTCCTCAGCTCGGTTTGCCAGATAAAAGCAAGAGCTTTTGTCTAGCGCCCCCGACCAAGGGGACTGTGTACCACAGGGGAGATACACATACGCTAAATAAAAGCTCTTTCCCCTGTACAGTAGGTGGTTAGTCTACATAACACTACTATACAACCATTACACATTACTGTCAAGTGTCATCTTCTGCTTCCTTCTACGCCGTCTGGATAAATCCTTTTTGATTGCATGGCTCCCTTCCTTGAGATACTTGTACATGTGCCTTGCGTAGATTGGCCTGTCTTGAGCTTCTGCCGTGTTCCCATCATAGAAACCTCCTAGAAAAGAAAGGCGGTTGATTCGCTAGGCTGGCTCAACCGTAAGCCTCTGCGCATTCACATCCGCTTGGATATGACCATAGCTAATTATAGCACGCTTAAATCGTATCTCCAATGCACCCTCAGCTTCCTCTGAGGTATCAAAGTTCCTAGCTCCCTACAAGTTTCCAGCGACAGGCTCTTTCTAACGGATAGCTCCTGTTGCACGTAGTAAGCACCAATAATATAAGTCTCCGAGTAGTCCCTAAAGTTGCACACAAAGGCAGGGTAAGTGCCTACGTAATCCAAGGTAGCTAGTGCGTCTGTCTGCTTCAAGCAGCTTGCAGGGATACTTTTCCCTGTGTGGCTCTTGAGTTCCAGGAGGTACAACGTGCCACGAGTGAATAAAAGGCAGTCACAGAGCTGTGAAGGTGTAAATCGTAGGTCAGCAGATTTTGACCATCCCCCAGCATCCTTGAGCCTCAAGTAGAATTGATCGTCAAGCACTGATGCTTTGAAGTCCTTCTCAAATTGTTTCCCAGCGTTCATATCACCTCCTTGATTTTCTCTATCAGCTCTTTCGCTTCTATCGGGTGCGTCTTTGGGTCGGTGAGTACGGCATCGTTGCACTTCAGTGAGCACACGGTCGCTAGGTTCAGCGGGTGGTGTATCACTTCCTTGCCGTACATCTTCAGGTAGCCCTTGGTGGAAGGCAAACGATGTGCCAACTGTAGGTTGCCGAGGTGCAACGGCTTTCCGCACACCTCGCATTTACAACCACGCTCTATCATCAGCCGTATGCGGTTCTCTTGGTAGATGAAGCGTTCTCGCTCTGTCATATCAGAAAGGAATCTCGTCGCCAGTGAAGTCTTCCGGCGGTACTACGCTGTTCTGCACATTTTGCCGTTGCGTTGATTGTGGGCGTTCCTCGTGCGTCTGCTTGCCCCCCATGGGTTGCAAGTGATTGACGATGATGGTGACTCGGCTCTGCTTCTGCCCGTCCTTCTCCCAGCGTTCCTGCCTCAGCTCTCCGCTGATGGAAACTTGCTGACCCTTGGTGAGGTACTGCTTGACCGCCTCAGCACTCTTGCCGAACATGGTACAGTCAAAAAAGTTTGCCTCATCTTCCCACTTGTCGCCCTTCTTTACGCTTCGATTGCTTGCCAGTGAGAAGGTGGCAATCGCCATTCCTCCGCTGGTGTACTTGAGTTCTGCGTCCTTGGTGAGTCTGCCGTTGATGGCCACAATATTCATGTCGTTCATGACTTTTCTCCTTTACTTGATTATACCATATGGTAAGATTTAGTCAACATAATTCTTGAGAATTATCCCAAGTTCTCCGGCAAGCTGCATTATCGTTTCAATCAAGATGCTTGCTTCCTCAACAGATATTTTCGTCTCGCTCTCTGGTATCGGCTCGCCTTCCATCGACAAAACAACCTCGCCATTATCTCTTAGCTTCATCGGGTAGCCGTGGGAGATAGCCTTGCGTTTGCAGTACATCTTCACATCGTCAAAATCGTTGCCTGTGTCCTCACAGATTTGCTGGATGTATCCGTTGATTGCCCTGTTCTGGCTTCGCTCTCCTGTTGTCCTTGGTCGCTTGACGTTCTCCACTGTGAGGGTGAGATAGCCACCGTTCTTCGCCTCAGCTTTCTCGACAATCCTTTTGTACTCCCCTCTCTGATGAGAAGGGAGGACGATTGCCAGGTTATCCCGATGGATTGTGAAGGTCATTTCGGCACCTCAAACCAAAGTCGCTTCATAAACTTTTTCTTCGGCACCAGCTTACCTTTCAGTACCCACGCCTCGATTGTCTTGACCTTGACGCCATAGTGCTTGGCAATCTGTTCCTTATTGAGAAGCCCTCGTGTCTGCTCCTCAAGGCGGTTTATTTCCTCATCGGTGATGTACACACGGTTGTCAACCTTGGTTCCTTTGAGATAGCCTTTGAACAACCAGTCACGAATGACCCTCGGCTTGACCTTGAAATAACTTGCAGTTTCGTTGATATTTCTCATACTTCCTCCCATCCGTCGGGCAGGGTGGTCACAGGCTCTTCCTCGTGGCCTGTATCATCCCATATCTCCGCAACAATTCTCGTGGTCTTCTCCATCTCACTCCTGTTTCCACCGAATGTGTTCAGATAGTTCAGCCTTCGAATCAGCATTTCCCATGCCCTATGCTCTCTTGTCATACGTTTCATCCTGTCGTAGGCGGCGGCCTTGGCTTCGAGCCATGCGATGTAATCAACAGGGGTCGGTTCCGGTGCAGGGTAAAAGAGTGCATGGTTTTGAAAAGCTGTTTTGAACGCGTGTACGGCATTATTACTGTCAAAACCCAAAAGCTCTTTAGGTTGTTCCTCCAGCACTAAACGAGACAGCGTTTCTACATTACTCGCAAACCACCCCTTCTGCCCAATCTTCGCTTGGTCAGCCGTTACCACCGTCAAAATCTTGCTCTTATCAAATTCCATATTACTTACCTCCGAATGGAACATTATTCAGCTCCGCATCCAAATTGCTCATAACCTTCTGGA